GCGTGGACGCCAGCCATTACAGAGTTCTGTTGTAAATCCTGATTGATAAGGATTTGAAGTATCTCCTCATTGACTTTCTTCTTTTCCAGTTGTACTTGAAGATCGTTTTGATCTAGGGAGAGAAGACGAGCCATCTCACTGTTGAGTTCCGCCAGCTTGTTTGTGGCAACGTTCTCTGATGCGTTCTTGTTTATTTCGCCACGTTTGATTGCTTCTTCCGCCACGGCGTCTGCTGTCAGCCGTTCGTACCTCTGATTGATCTCTGCTATTTTGCCGGCTGCTACGGCAGTGGTGTATTGCTTCGTGTCCGAGATTTCAGCATTTTTGTCGATCTCCAGTTCTTGTTTCTTCAACACAAGCATCTTTGAAGCCACGTTCAGTTTGTCTGAAGTAGAACCAGTCGATGACAGTTCCAGTCTTTGTGCCGACTGTGTGAGATAGGATTTGCTCCGGTCGTCCTGCTCTTTTGCGGTCATCGGAATATTGCCGCCTGGATATGCAGGGTTCCTAATCAATTCATCTATTCCGCCAGCTTTTCCGCCTGCTTCTTTATTTGCTTCTTCAAGCTCTTTGGGTGTCTGTGTAAATCCGATTGTGCCGCTACCCGTTTGCCCCAGCTTAGAAAGCGTCTCTCCCCACTCGATATGTTTTTTCTCCCATTCATCATGGAGTTTTTTAGCTTCGTCATGAAGTCTTGCAGCAGAATCTTTCATCACTCCGGCTTTACCGGCTGCGTTGATTTGTGCTTTTAGAGCTTTGGCTGTCTCGTTTGTAATCTCCTCATACCGAGAGGGACTGGCTTTCAGTGACAGACGGGCATCGTCTGCTTCCTTCTTTTGTGTCAACCCTCTGTTCCTAGCGGCTTCGTCTTGTGCTGTCTTATCTTTTGTTATTTGGTCGGAGATGCCTTTGAGATGTTCTTTGATGCGGCCAGCGTCTTCTTCACGACCTGTCATGTTCGTGATCTCTTTGCCGGTCATATCCTTAATTCCTTTTGGATGGTCTTGCGCTTCGGTCGGTATACCAAAACTAGCTGGGTCATGAATGCTGGGCCGTATGAATGGAAGCCAGACCGCCATGAGTTTGTCTGTCTCTTCTTGTGAGTTATCAACACGACTAAAATCATGAACCATCTTTTGCTGTAAGTCGAACTTTGCATATTCGGCATCAGCGCCTTGTTTTTGTTCGTGTGGAGTTTTGCCCCGTTGCGACAAATGGAACCTGGCCAACTCATCTATCATATCGGATGTGTTGTGTCCACTACCAGCAATAGCATTCCACAGAGCGTTCCCTTGTTCCTCTTTCAGGGTTTCGGTGATCTTCTTATGGGATTCGTCCAAAGACTTATTGAGTTTGTCGGCTTCTTCTCTGGCTTCGGCGACAGCAAGTTTGAGATTGTTCTGTGGCACGCCTTCAAGTTTTGCGTTTGCATTTTGAAGTTTGATTATAGTGACATCAAGTGAATCGTTTGTCTCTTTGAGTGAAGAACTGGCTTCGTAGAAAGCATCTCGGATTTTGGCTTGACCTTCATCTATTTTTTGGAAGAACTCGTAAACCTTTTTTCCAACATCAACAATGACGCTCGCAAAAGCCAGCGCACCAAATACCGGAAACGCAAACTGGACAATCTTTCCGAGACCAAGGATTTTTTCCGCAAATGCTTCAGCGGCTCGGGTAGGCGACTTGAATTCGATTGCGTTGAACGCCGCCTTCATTGCCTTGCCTTCCGAAACTCCGGTTTTACCAAACTCACGGAGCTTGCCTTTGGCTTGTTCTAGGTCAGCATGGAATTTCGCTGTACCGGCGTTGATGTTGATTACGATGCTTCCTGCTTTGGTTGGCATAGGTAGAGATATTTAGCCGAATTAAGCGGCCTTGCCGTCTAGTCCTGCATCTACAGATGCCTCTATGGAGGCTGCGAATGCTTCAATGCTGGCGTCGGCGGATTCTTCCGTCGCTGGTCGCATAAAAGGTCTGGCGGACTTGAAGCCTTCCTCTTTGAGCTTGGGTTCGTGCCCAACTTCCCGGTGGCCGTATTCTATCCAGCGGGCTAAATGATCGTCTGTGCCAAATCCAATGCTGGCTGTGCCACCCTTCTGGTCGTGTGCCATCTCAACCTGAAACGTGAGATGCTGTAGGAGATCGCCTGTAAGAACGGGAGTGGTAGAAGCCAGCGCTTGAAGCACAGGGGCACACGCAGCGACCAGTGCCGGTTGGATTGCTTTCTGCGCCAAGACGACTGGCATCTTGTCCAGATTGGCGCAGCACTCCTCTAACCCTTGAACTGAAATATCAAAATCATTACTTGCCATTTATTTTGCCCTCACTACTTTGCCTTGTGCTGTCAAAGCCCCTACCAACCGGCGTGCACTATCGGTAAAGTTTTGTGCCTCTTTTTTCTTGTTGCGTCTTTTCTTTGGTTCGTGTTTTTTCTGCTGCCACTCTGATGGCATAAAATCGGAGGGAATCCTTGGGGGATCGGGCCGACCCATACTGAAGTTTGCAATCGTAGTTGCCAGAATGCCGTAGAGCAATTCCTCATGGACGGTAATTTCTTTATGACGATTTTGAAGAAGTTGGAATTGACGGGGAGTTAAATCGAAGAACTCATCATCGGACAAACCAAGAACCATCCGGGCGAATGACCAGTGATTGTCCCAATTTTCTTGGTTGGTTATTGGTTTGCTGTTTTTACTTCTTCGATTTTTTTTTCTTCGGCTTTGTATTCTTTGCTGGAAAGGGCTTGAGCCTCTTGGATGGCTTCCCAAACTTTTGCAACATTGTCAGCAGTAATCAAAGCGCCTGCATCATCCAAGGTCATGTCGGGATTCGCAACGGAGAGTGCGGCCCAAAACATCCCAAGAAGAACAGAGGCACCAGGAAAGCCTGTATCCAAAATGTTGCTGGCAGACACCATGCCGCTAAGCAAATTACAGCCGGTTTGTTTCTCGGCTTTTGCGAGAGCACCGAAACTGAATGCCAACTTGTATTCCGTTTCGTCAATAGTGATACTGGCGAAACGGATAGTTGGATCGTCTTTTGTGCCTGCGATCTTCTTTGCCATTTGGTTTAGGTACCCGGTGTCATCGTGTAAGGCGTCACAACTTTCAAGACGAACTCACTCAGAATCAATTTTTCAGCGCTGACAGAAGCGGACGGAATGTAAGATGTCACGTAAGCATTGAATGCGAATTTGTCACCGTGGGTCGTCTGCCCATCGGCTGCGTTCGGAGCCAACTGCAAGGTGAATGGTGCTGCCGTCTGTTGAGAGCCGAGATTGAATGCCGTCTGAACTGCCGCTTGACCTGTATCGGTAGGCACTCTTAGGCACGTGACCTTGAGTTCGCCTGCGTTCGGCAAACTTGGTTGCTCTTCTTCAACCACACTTTGCAAGTTGGTTGAATCTAGCATTTTTAGAACTTGGCCGCTAAAAGCGATGTCCTGAATCTGGCCAATTACGACTGGCGTGCTGCCGATTGAAAGAACTGATTGCGAACCCGTTTGGCCCGTAGAAAAGCTGTAGCTCATTGTTGTTTATCTCCGTGGCAAGTCGCCATCACAGAGGTATTTATGCAAGGGATTGATTGGCTTTACAGCCAAGGATTCCGTGCTAAAATAGTTGTATCCAGTCGAATGAGTTATCAAGCGGGAATCTACAGTATCTATTGCACTGAGAATGAAAAGCAGTACATAGGATCGTCAAAGGACATTGCACAGAGATGGCGAGATCATCGCTACGAACTCCGCAACAACAAGCATGGGTGTTATCATCTTCAAAACGCATGGAACAAGTACGGTGAAAGATGCGTTTGTGTTCAATGTGATTGAGCATATTATCGATCCCCTTATCAGTGCAAAACAACTCACAGACATAGAACAAATCTGGATTGATGCTTATTGGGATCAACGACTGTTGTTTAACGGCAGACCTAAGGCCGAATCAACACTTGGATTGCCAGCCTGGAACAAAGGTAAAAAGGGGGTTCAGGTGGCATGGAACAAAGGCAAGACGGGGGTAATGGCAATCCCATGGAACAAAGGCAAGAAAGGAGAATACAAGCTGGCCGCACACTCCGAAGCGTCCCGTCAACAATGTAGCGAATCGAACAAGGGAAAACATCACGCAGGAGAGCCTAACCCAAAGTTAATAGAGGCGTGGAAACATCGCCCCCCAATGACTCAAGAAACTCGGGACAAGCTCAGCGCCAAGACCAAAGAAAGCTGGAGACTACGCCGACTAAAGTCCGCTACGCCTGATAATACTGAATAGTCCAGTCCGTCGATCTTATAAAACTTTTGTTCTCATCCCTGTAGCCATCAATAAAAGTTGACTTGCGAAAAATCCCTTCAACGATTGTTGCATCGGGATCAGCCATCGTTCCCGACCAACCACCCCGCAACACATTTTCAATCGCACTAGAAAGTTGTACGGCGAGAGCCATTGTTGTGCCGTGTGCATCCAACTGAAAATTCCAGGAAACGAACGAAACCTGCCCGCCCAGTGTATAAGTCGGAACTGAAGACAAGCTCCGGTAGCTCCATGCTTGTGGACTTGTGACGCTTAGCTGATCCTCAGGCAACGTCACAGCGAAGCCAGGAGCCAAGTTAGATGTGCCGGATTGGATAAGCATAAAGAGCCCCTGTTCTATTGACATGCGTCCTCCACCATTTTGTGGGCCATTGCACGTTGTTCAGAGTTCGGTTTATTCATCAGGATGTTTCGTGCATCGGTAAGTGCCTTGATGTAGGCATCGTGGGCCAGTCTTACTTCACGATCCGGGTTGCGTGAAAGCTCTCCAAAGAAGTAGATGTCAGACACATCTGGTTTTTCAATTTCGATTTCATCCGGCTCAATTACGGCAGTCTCGTACTTGCGTTTTAGTGTTGCGGTTTCCATTAACTATTACCTTCCACAGCCGTACACAGCAATTTCAACACTCGATTTTTCTCCAACACGTTCTCGATATAACGAATCCAATATGTGCCGTGATAGCCGACAACCTGCATTTTTGCCTTGATTCCCTCTACATATCGAATTGAAACGGTGATGTAGACCAACGAAATATCCTGCCCGCTCCGAATCAACTCAAGTCCACTTACGGGATCAATCTTGGCTCTAACATCAGTTAGAAACGGCGAATAGGTGACAACGTTGCCGGTGGTGTCCGTGGTCAATGTCGGCCCAAGGATGGTGATGGAGTGCCTGAGATCGCCAGCGGCAAGAGCACATGGATCTTTAGGAGTGGTGGCCATGGTTAGTAAGCCTGATAGCCGAAGCTGGTGAATTTGACAGAATCAAGGAGCCGGAAGAATGCATCAGGGATCGGCTTATCGCCCTCTCGATTTACATAATAATGCGATGTGAAAACTTTTATCGCAGTACAGACGCTCTTGGGACAAGTGTCTACTTCCACGCCATCACCAAAAGTTCCCGCAACGTAGGTAATCTGAATTGATCCGGGAGAATAAACACTAGTAGTCGGCCAAAAACTGTTGACCGCTGGGATCAAACGTCCAGGTTCTGCATTGATGTCGAGGATATAGTCGTCACTGGTGAGAGATTGCGTATTACCGTTGTTGTCCCGATAGTTGAACGATGTGATTGAAACTGTCTGGGGACGTGGGAGGCCGATGGACATTCCCTGGAAGAAATAATCGAATGGATAGCTACTATTGGTGATGTTCTTCACTGTTTCCCGAGACCAGAAAAGCGGGAAATAATCCAAACTGAGGAGCCACGTCTGGTTAAAGAACGCACGTCGTGTGTACTTCTCAGCCTCTTGCCTTCCAGCGGTAATCAAATCCGAGATCGTTTCATCGTCGTCGGTGAATTCCTGACTGACCACGCAAAACTTTTTGGCGGCTTCTAGAGAAACGGGTTCAACGAGGGGAGCAACTTGTAATTGTAATCCAAACATGTTGATATTTATGGATTGATCGCACCAATAAAAAAGCCCCACTCCACCGGTTAGTGGAATGAGGCTCTTTTAGTTTTTACTCAGCAGCGATTAAGCGTGCATTGTGACTTTGAGAAGCGGGTGCGTGCCAGCGTCGATCAAAGTGCCCCCGGCCATCGCATAGCCAAGGAAGCCGACCTGACCAGAGGCCAAGTAGAGTTCCCGCAGCGTGTAGAATGACAAGCCAGGATTGACGACCCGCAGCAAATACGTGGAGTGATCGCCATAAAGAATCGGAACGTTGGTAGCAGTGTTTGCGTTCTGCATGTATTGGGAAATTACAATTTCCTTGCCCATGATGCTATCGACAAATCCACCAGCAACTTTGCTTTGCAGTTTGCCGATGGTGTAGAGAGGCTGGCCGAGAGTATCGGTGACGCCCATCAGATAACCACGGGTGAAAGAGTTGAACGAGAACACGGCGTTCTGTTCGTAGGCCGGGTCGAGTGCTCCGTATGCAGCGGCCAAATCCGCCCAGACTACAGCGGTCGGAGATGCTGTCGTGACGGCTGCGTGTGCACTGGTGACGATTGAATCGATGTTGCTAGAATTGCCGAGGGTGACCATTTTGGCCAATCCACGGAAATAACGAGTTCCCAATGCACTGGAAATCCAAGATTCAATATTGAAGTTCGCTTGGTTGAGTTGCATCAGGGTTGCGAGAACCACACCAGTCGTTAGGAAGTCACTCTGAAGAACGACTGCCGAATTGATGGTAGGTTCATTTTCAGATACGCCCGTGTCTTCTGCAATCGGTGCCAAAAGCCCAGCCGTGTCATTGACCGATGCGATCTTGAAAGGCTCGCCTGTGTCAGTCGGAAGAATTGTGATGTAATTCAGAATCTGACCAAAAGATTTTTGCGCTTCGGTCAAGATTCCCGACATGCTCTGAGGAATCAAAGCTGCCGATGTGGTCGTGTCGAGTGCACGTCCTTCAAAGTTTTGCATCAATCCGCCACCATTCATCATGGGTGACTGGATGCTGCGACACATTTTTCCGGTGCGGGCGTATTCCAACAGGGATCTACGATCCTTGTCTTTGTCGGAAACCTGAGAGGTTTCTACTGCGCCACGATTCGGAAGGGTGCGGCTGCGCTCTTCGTTCTGAGCTTTGTCGGCCCTTGCACGCTCTTCTGTCTGCTTGGCTTCGATGCCCATTAGAACATTGACATCCGCTTCTAATGCGTCGGCGTCTGCCAGCATCTTGGTTGCTTCATTCCGCTTCTCACCATCCGGGCTGGCCAATAGAATTGACTGGGCCTGGGTCATGAGGCGATTTCGTTCGTCTCTCTTTTCGTTGATAGTCACTTATTTGTCGATCAATACAGATCGAGATGTATTTGAATTGCAAGAAACCGAATGACGCATGTCAAACGTTTTCACGCTTTGCAAACAGTGAGCTTTTTCATCGAAGAAACTGGACTGGCCAGAGCTTGCTTATTGCACAGGAATTATTTATACCGGAGCTTGCGTTCCAGGAGTGCCGCCATGAGTTTGTCTGTCTCTTCTTGTGAGTTATCAACAATAACTTCGGCGATAACTTCAGCGACCAATTCCGGTTCTGCTACAGCTTCCGCCCGGAACTCAGGCACCACTACATCCCCATCAGGGAACATCAGTGAACGCATTTGAATGGAAGTACCCGGATAGGCAGGGAACCCCGTGAAACTCACGTCGAGCACGTCAACGTCTTTCAAGCTGCGGACAACTTCGCTTCCCTTTCGATCCCAGTCTGCATCCTGTGCAATAAATCCGAATGACATCCCGTCAAGATCACCACGTTGAATGGAAGTGACAGTATCACGGCCAAGCTGAGTGTCTGGCATATCCAAGTCAAATCGCAATCCAATATTGTCTTCCTTCAGACGAAGCGTTTTCGAGCGGGTTCGACCAAGAATACCTTTCTTTGCGTCATGCTCAGAGAGTGCGACCACATCTGCATTTGCTTTCAGGGATCGGGAGAATGCGCCTCTGTTGATCGTTTCCTTGAAGCCGCCCAAATCATGGGACAGGTTGTCAAACGTCGCCGCATAACCGGATAGTGTATGCTTACCATCTTTTTCTTGTAGACGAAATTCAACGGTCGGATTGAAACGGAACTCTCTTTGATTGCTCATGGACATATTTATCCTATTCGACCGACGCCGCAGCCGTCTCACGATAAACGTTTGCTAAAATGGCCCGGATAGCTTTGCGAAATTCGTCTTGCAAAAGGTCATCAACGTTTTCAGCCGTCCATGTTGCGGAACGTTTTTCAATTCCTTTCTCAACATCGGCGATGATGCGGGCTTCTGCCGTTTCGTCATTCCATTCAATTCCAATTTTGCCGAATGCATCAGCCTTGGCAAGCGAAAGAATGTGCCTTAAAGTGGGGCCAAACACAGCCTCAACTGAGCGTAAGTCATGCTTATCTCGGTGCAATAGGCGTCCAATGGCGTCTTTATAAAGCGGAAGTAGATTGGGAGATTGACGAACCAGCGAACGTTCGTTGTCTGAAGGTTGATTAGGATCGTTCTGTG